TCTTCTACTTTAGATTTTGTTAACTCCTCATCACATTTAGATGATCGAGGACATAATTTGCAATTACTATATCTAAAGCATAGATTATATGATTCTTTCTTTTTATTCTTTTTCATAGATTAATTCATAAAAGAGGACATTCCACTAATACTACAATTATTAAAAGCGTCATTTATTTGTTTTATTAGCTCTTCTTGACTTGGTTGTTTAACACCAACATTAAGCTTAACATCAATTGTTTTTGCTTCATTAAATGCATTTGTAGATGCATTAGAATTATTTCCTCCAAGACTTTCATTTTGCTTTTCTCTAGTAATACCTTTAATAGCCCACATACAACCTTCTTCAAGTTTCGTTAGTACTAAGTTCTTCTCTCTACTATCTTTCATATTCTCTAATACAAATTGAGCGACTGTAGCAAACGCTTCTCTTGTATCTTCGATTTTCTTCTTTTGTTTTTCATCATCACTATAAACTGCATTCATCATTTCAATAGCTTTTTCTTTCATCTATATCTCTTCTTTCTATACATAATAAAAAGAACTATCTCTAGTTCTTTTAAATTCAAATGGTTGCTAAGGTTGGATTTGAACCAACGTTCTCCGACTTATGAGGACGGCGAGATAGACCACTTCTCTACTCAGCAATATGACTAACCTTGTTCTGCACAAGGTTCACATCTTAAGCACATTCTCTATTACTTTTTATGGTTGGGTGCAACTCGAATGTGAAAATCTCCCAACATATTATGCAAAACTGGTCGAAAAGGTATGACTCGAACATACACAATCTCGCTCCCAAGGCGAGTGCTCTACCATTAAGCTACTTCTCGATATATCAGGACTAGCAAGAATAACCCGCTAATCACTGAACAGTCACTTCTAATGCTTTCCTAAATATCCGTTTGAATGAATCGCTATTTTATGATGCTAGCCTCACATCACTTTTGATACCTGGGAAGAAGATAAGTTATCAGTCTTATCCGTTAACGATACCCAGCTTTTTTTATCATTCTTACTTTATTTTCGTACTTACATTAGAATCAGTACTTTTTTACAAGCACTACAAGGCAATATTTACCGTTTGATTAATTTATCTCACAGGAAATTGTATTGCCTTGTACTACCTATAAAGATAGTACTTACTAAATTTGGAGGTTGTGCAATTAAGCACCTTAGAAAGTTTTACCAAGTGTGGTTGATAAATACTCTCTAAGCTACTTAATAGTGGCTTTTACACGTACAATAGAAAGGAGTTGCTCTATACAAAACAACTCTGGAGAAATACGCAATTTCTTGCAATCTCTCCATAATACTATTTTAACATAGTCAATCGGTATCAAATGGTATCAATTGCTATTGACAGCATCTTTTTGTTCTTTTTTATACCTCATAAATTTAAGCTTTGAATATCCTTCTCCATGATGTAATATCTTATCAATTTCTCTCCAAGACTTGCCCTCTTCTTCTTTTAGATACGCTATATAGCTTATTTCATCATACTTGCTCATATTTATTATTTCCTTGGCTATATACTGCTTATATCCTAGAATAGATGCTAATATCTCGTATACAGTAGTATCTATCTCTTCATCTTTTATTACATAATTTAAATAATTATCTAAATTAGTATGAGAGCTATCTACTACAATATCTTTTATTTGTATTGCTTTAGGTTGTACCTTTAATTTATTAATTTCTTTTTTTGTTAAATGAAGATCTAATTGATTCTCTAATCTCTTTATCTCATACTTTGCTTCTTTTATAGTTAAATGCTTTTGTAATTCATTCATATATACCTCCTATTCTTACCCTACTGGCACATAAGTAATCGCATTTATAAAGAAATCATCCCTGATCGGTTTTAAATTTAATCTTGTGATTATCTCTTGTGCATCTTGTTCTTTTATTCTAATTTTCATTCTTCTTTTGCATTTAGGAGTATATTCCATCAAGTAATATTCATTATGAAATGAAAAAATTCTATGCAATAAAGTAAATTTTTTTATTACACCTTCTACATTGATATCACATTCTCCTACATCTTTGAATTCTATACACTGTTTCATATTACTCTTCCACCTTCTCTACTAAATCAGCTTTTATTAAGTCGTATATAGTATCATCTAATTGTTCTAACATAGGTAGTGGTGTTCCTATGTTTATAATTCTACTTGTATCAATTGAATACATTATATTATAATCTGAACCTTTAACCCATTCAAAGCCACTTTTAATACTTTGAAATCCAAACTTCTCGAGTTCTTTTAAATCTACATTATCTTTAATCTTCAGCATAGTTATCTCTCCTTTTCATATATTCTTTATATTTATCATAGTCATTAATACGCAAATATTCTTTTTTACCATTGCGATATATAGTTCTATCATCTCTAGGCACTTCATAAATCATTTTAAGGGGTAGAAATTTTGATTTTTTAGTTATTTCACTAATAATTTCAAACATAGTATCATAACATTGATAGGTGCCTAGTAAAATTTCATTATTGCTCTGATTGTAACCATAAACTTCTACTCCAATTGGTTCTTTTTTATAATAAATGCCTAGAACAGAATGAAGTTCGCCGCTTTGTGTTATTATCCATAAATCCATTATTCATCACTCCTTAAAATGCCCAACCTAAAAGCCATATAATTAACAACATTAAAAACCAAGCTGAATGAAATATAAAACATAAAAGTAATATGAATACTAGCCATACAATGGTCCAAATTATATTCCAGTCCATTATTCATAACTCCTTTCTACTCTTTGAATATTTTCAAATATAATCTTATAATTCATACATTGTAATCCAGGTTCTTGTTCGTGTAATATTTGAATACCTTTCATAATTTCTGATATGTATTGATTCCTTTTGTCTATTAATTGTTTTTCAAATTCTTTAACTTTTTTGTTTATTTCTTCATCAACACTCATCGCAATTAAATTATGTAAACTATCTTTTAAATATTTTTCGATATATTGTTCTTTATTCACCGCTATCACCCATTATCTTTCACTTCCTTAACTACTTTACTTATTTCTAATTTACCAATTAGAACAGCTAATATATAACTAGTTATTTCGTCATCACATTCATGTTTATAATAAGTTTTGTCATTAATTGTTATATATTTGTTGTTCAAAAGATCTTCGCAAAATTCTATTGTGTTTTCATAGTTTTGTACTAACTTGTCTATACATCCCAAATGATATTTGTTTCCGTTAATAACAATTGGTTGTCCTCTTCGTGCTCCGTAACACAATTTACATTCAATAAACATTTCTTTTTTATTTTCAATTTCTATTTTCACTTAATTTCCTCCTAAGTCTACTTTATTTATTATTTGTAAAATTTCATCACCATTACAGCAAACTTCAGTATAATTTTCATCAACTTTAACAGATTCGTTTTTAACTAATTCGCTTATATCAATCAACGATTGTTTAAAATTGGTGTTTTCTTTTTCTAATACATACATATATTGTTGTATTGCACGAACAGCTCTTTCACAACATTTATGATCTTTGATTTGCTCTAAATATTCATCTATACATAATTTTTTTCGCAGATTTTCTTCACTCATCCGATTTTACCTTCCCTTCTATACTTTTCAGCTAATTTAATAATATCTTTCCAAGTAAATATCACTTGATTCCCATTGGGAAAATCAATAATAGGAGATAGATTTATTGTTGTATTTAGTTCGTAAGTTACTTCTTCTCCTGATTCTAATTTTTCTGTTGCTGTCCCCACATATTGTGTCATTATTAACCTTTTATCATCTTTTCTTATTAATTCCATAATTACATTCCTCCTAATCTTCTTCTATTCTTATTACGATATATCCTTGATAATTTGTTCTTCTTTTATAAGTAGGACTTAGATAAAATTCTATTGTCCTTACTTTTACGTTTAATATCTTAGCTAAATATTCTTTAGTTCCTAAATCTATAAATTTATCTCCATGATATAGAGCATAATCTATCATTTCAGCTACTCCTTAATGTAATCAAAGATTGTTGTTTGAATCTTAATATCTTTCAACATTTCATTTTGAGCCTTATTATAGAAATCTTTTTTTATTTCAAATCCGTAGCAACTTCTATTTAATTCTGCACAAGCTCTTAAAGTGCTACCACTTCCTGCTACTGGATCAATTACTACATCACCCTCATCGGTAAATATTTCTATAAGATTCTTTAATAAATTTATAGGCTTTTGCGTTGGATGAATCTTAGGATATTCTTTAGAAGAATCTCTTTTCCATTCAAACCAATTAAATATCATTTTTCCGTTATTTCTAAATTTAGGAAGTTTTTCTCTATAAAGCACTACAGCATATTCTGTTGCTCCTACAATCTTCATATTGGCTTTTAGTACTTGAGCAGAATAATTTTTAACAAACACTAACGGATAACTTTTGTTTAATCCATGTTTTTTACCTTGTTCAATAACCATTGGTATTTGCTCAAATGCACAAAATATAATCATAGCTGGTGCATTACTACTTTTTCCTCTTTCTCCACTCGTCTTGGGTTCCTTATTAAGATACCTAGTACAAAAATCAAAGAAGTTATTTATTTTAAAATCATTATCCGTATCAAAGAAACTTTTACCAGCTAATTTACTTTCGCCATTTTTGTTATCTCCATTTTCATACCACATAGGATTGCTTGCATAGGCATTATTTCCTAAGTTGTAAGGTATATCTGCAATGATTAATTGAGCATGAGGTATATTGTATCTTTTAGCATTTTCAAAATGATCGTTATACAGTTCTATTTTTGTTTTTTTTATATGATCTTCATTCATTTGCATATTTCTCCTAGCTTTCATATTCCTTCACATAGAATTTTAGTCTTGGTTCGCAGTACTTGTTATGTGCAATATCTTTTTTATTCGCTATTTCAACACTTAAACTATCAGTAAATGGATTATAAACTACATATTGTGTTCCTTCTTGTAAATTTAATACTTCTTCTTTAGTTAATTCTTTCATAACATCTCTCCTATTCTATTCCATACGCTTTTATCATATTTTCTAATTCTAAATCAGCTAGAGTTTGTATTCCTAAATTTTTAGCTTCTTGCACTAAGTAGTCTAATAAGTAACTCATTTCTTTGGTATCAAAAGAAGAACTGCCATAATAAGTAATTACATTGGTAAATCCTTCTAACTTAGAATCACTAAACACTTCTGCTATCCAGCCTAAACCGTTTTTACTCCATGCACTAATGAACTTGTCTACAGCTTTATCTTTAACTGGTACTATCTCGAATGGACCTTTACTATGAATCGCTTCTTGATATACTTCTTCTTTAGTACTTCCTAGCTTGTTAGCTATCTCCTGGCATAATTTCCAACAATATGCATTTGCATCTTTGCTGCGCTTTTCTTTATGCTTTTCTATTGTTATATCCAAATCTTCCAAGTCTTTTATCTCGTCATATCCAACTAGCATTTGATTATCAAGTTGAATAGTCAACTTAGGTTTATGACTTACGAAGTCTAAATCTAAGTTAACTATTTTTCCTCTAGCTTTCATCACTTCCTCAACAACCTAAATTCATCATCTGCTAATTTGTCATCGATAAAAATGTTTAAACCGTAAACTGTGCCATCTTTGAAATTTGAATTAATTACTATCTTCTCTTTAGTTTTAACGTTCATTGATATTGCTTTAGGTATTGTATGACTTTGTATCATTACAATTCTTCTACATTCAATATCATTTAATAGTTTTTCTATTGTCATAATTACTCCTCATTTCTCTTACTCGCCAAGAGTGAAACACGATCAGCAACTACTTCAGCTAAGTTGTGTATTTCATCACTATCTACACATGTTCTGGTTTGGAGACGACCCTTTATGCCAACTAAATCTCCCTTATGGCAACGCTCACTAGTATGTTTTGCTACCCCATTCCATGTGACACATCTAAATATATCGTTCTCATAAGTTCCATCTTCATTTGGATATTGTCTTCTAACTTTTATATTAAGAATCAATTTGCTCTTTTCTTCCTTGATAATCTCAATATTAGGTTCTTCAATTAAGTTTCCTATTAAATAAACTAAATTATTCATCTGCTACCTCTGAACTTTTTGATTTTTCTTCTTGTCTAAGTTCTTCTTGCTTTTGAGTATGCATTTTTTTAATTATTTCAATCATTTCTTTTTCGCTTTTGTATCCTTCTTTTTGAAGGTCACTTATAATATCTCTAAAATGATAGTCATCAAAACTAAACTGTTTAATATTTGTTAAATTGTAATTATTATTAGAATAAACTCTTTTGTAGATAGCAATTTTTATTTGACTACATTCTTCTTTTACATCTTCTAATGATTGCTCTAATTCTTTAATTTTTTGTTCCTTATTTATATTTTCACTAAATATCTCATTGTACTTTTCCAATGAAATTAATACTGTATTTGTTTCCATAATTTCCCTCCTAATTTTCTATTTCTATGTCTTCATAATCATAAAGACTAATGTATTTGTTTAAATTTTCTTTTATGTATTTACTTATGTCTTCTTCGTTCCATGATTCAGGAATCTCATCTTCGACTTCATAAGTTAAAATAACTTTTCTTTTTATCGATTTTTCTTTTATCTCTGGTGGTTCAGGATAATCGTTTACGTTTAAACTAGTTTCTATCATCTTTACACCTCCAAAACATATTTTTCGAAGTATTCCTTTTCAGAAGGCCTTCTCTTATATTTCATGCAATGAAGCATATATTTGGCTCTAGATTCTAATTCCTTTATCAATGGATCATCTCTTAATATTTCAATTTGCTTATTGTGAATATCTGTTATTACTACGTTAATCGGATTTTCTTGTTCTTCATCAGTTAACGTATTAACATTTAATATCGCTTTATCAACTCCACTTATTTGCATCTGTATTTGGCATTGACAATAATAAGCATTTGATATATTAAGTTTTAAATCCATATAAAGTGCATTAAAACTTCTTTTTGCAATCCACTTTTTAAATGACTCTTCGTTGATAACCTTGTTCTCTACTGGAATCTGTGTATCACTTATTCTTGCATCATAACTAGCTACTAATCCAGGAATTGTTTTGTGTTCAATTCTTTCATTACGGACAAGCTCTACATTATTCTCTTTTTCAAAATAATCTAAGCAAGGTTCTTCTAAGATGTTTCCAGCATCAATAGCATCATTATCTAACTCTTCGTAGTTTCTTATACCAACTTTTAATTCCCAAAGTTGCTGACACTCTTGAGTATCAAAATTTAATATCTTATGAATTTCTGATGCTCCTAATTGATGTCTTCTTTCTTCTCTTTCTTCTAAGCTAAGCATCCTTATCACTCTCCAAGATAAGTTTCATTTGTTCAATTAAGTTGTCTTGCTTAGAGATATCATTAAAGTCTTTAGTAAAACCATCCTTTGATGTTCCCATTACTTCATAAACTTTACTACTACCTCCAAGTTTTGTAACACACTCTACAAATAATTTTTTAATTTTTGTTTGCGCTGCACTCATCTTTGAACGTAATTCTTTTTCTTCTTGTTCCTTTTGTTGCTCGCTTCTTATCTTATCTGGGTCATCCTTCGACGTTGCAATATTAAAATACTTTAACAAGAAGTATCTATTTGAATATGTTAGACCACTACCGAAAGCTTGAGAAGCATCACTTTGTTGTCCGAATAATCCCCAATAAACTTCTTCTACTTCTCCAGAATCAATATCTTTCCAAATAAATTTCATTTCAGCTTGTACGATTGTATCGTTGCATTCATTACCTTTTTTATCTTTATAAGTTATTGGCTTGTTTTCAAGTGAAGTTGCTATAATACTAGGTATTAATCTTAAATTTAATTCAAGCATTAACTCATTTAATCTAAGAAGTATACTTTCTTCACTAACATATTTGTAACCAAAACCTTCTTGATCTTTTTGCATTATGCAAATTTCTTTTTTTATGTACTGTAGCTTATTATCAAGTCCTACTATTTTCTCTTTATTCTCCATCTTCTTTTTCCTTCCTAATTTCTTCTATTGTTTTTGCTAATTTCCTGTTGTTTTCTTTTTCTTCAATTAATTCATCTTCAAGACTTGCATAAGCATTTACACTTATAATCAGTGTTAAAAATACTCCTAATACAAATCCTGCTGTAAAACCTATTACATTACTTCTTCCCTTCTAAAATTTTCTTTTCTATGTTTTGCTGATGCTTAATAAATTTCTTCATTTCATCAGTTAATTCTTGATTGTACTTCTCATGTTTCTTGTTCTTCTTCATTAATGATGTGTTATATTTTTGGATAAATTTGATTAGCTCTTTTAACCAATAACGTTCATACAGTAATACTGCTGTTGATGTAATCATCAAAATGATTAGAACTACTATTAATGCTATTAGCATATTTACTTCTCCTAACTTCTCGTTATCGCTATAT